CTAAAGGATGTGATTAAAATTATTGTAAAATTTAAAACTTTATATATTAAAATATGGATATCTATTACAATCTTCTTGTGCAAAAGAAAAATTGAAAAGGATAAAAATTGGTTATAACTTTACCACGTATGTCCACAATTTTTACATTTGAAAGTTTTATTAATCTTTTTGCTAAATAATCCCCACATCACTATGGATGCTCCTCGTTCTAGTCCGCCTATTTTCTCTATGTTAGTTGAGTTGCAGGTTGGACATTTAGGGATATTTTGTTGCTGTATTGGCCGTTGTTCTGTGTTAGTGGGGATTGTTTCTAATACCATTGCTTTTGCTGTGGTTTCGTCGCACCCTACTGTTTCCATGATGAATTTTGTTGCTTTGTTGTAGTTTTGTTCAACTAAAATATAATCCAATAATTTATCTAACGCATCCTCACCCTTAGAGTCAAAAATATCATTTGCTTCTTGTTTCGTCATAATCCACAAACTCCTATTTATATTTGTAAATACAATTACAATTATTATAACGCATCTTAAAGATCTAGGCAATCTAAAAAATGTGACAACATCAATAAACAGTGTGTTTTCTGGAATAGAAAAAATAACAAGTAGTAATTTTGATAAAATTGTTTCTAAATTAAAAGATGATTTAACTGATTTTTCTTTAGAGTCGGTTAAAGCAGCAACTTCGCAGATGGCATTAGAGAAAGTACAACTCAAAGCTATTTTCACAGCAAAAGGCTTATCTGGAGCAGAATTAGATGCCGCAGTTAAAACTGCTACATACTCGGCCGCTCAAAAAGAAGCCACCGCAACCACAGGCGGACTCACCGCAGCGATGAAAGGATTAGGTGTGGCAATTGCAACTAATCCACTATTCTGGGCCGCTGGAGCCGCTTTAGGTATTTACGCAACAGTCAAAGCAATTGATTACTTTACAGTATCGGTCGAAGAAGCCCGCGAAACTGCTATAGACGCCGCATCCGAATTAGACGAACTAGAGTCATCAATAGATTCTATAAATAGCGAATTAAAAACATCAGCTTCGCGAATTGATGAACTAAATGACAAACCCAATCTGACATTTATTGAGCAGGAAGAATTACAGAATCTTAAGGATACTACTGCCGAATTAGAACGCCAGTTTGAATTAAAAAATGCAATGCAAAATGTTGCCGAAGCAAATGCGCGAGATTCTGCTATTGAATACCTTGATAAAAAAGGTTCTTATCAAAGATATACTGGTTGGGATATGTCACAGGTTGATGTAGGAAATTCACACTATGGTCAAGCTCGATATGATATCTTCTCTGGAAATCAATTAGATATTATTCAACAGCAACTTTCTGATTATGAATCATATATAAATCGAAAAAATGAATTAGACAAGAAAATAGTTGATTTTAAGATTTCAAAACCCAATCCAGAGGATTATACACTTGCGGACAAAGATGCTTTAGCGAATATGGAACAAGAGGCAACCACTCTTGACAATTCAATAGAGTCGCTAAAAGACACACTTACATCAGCAGTCGGTGACTTGACAACATATAAAGAGAATTTGGATTCAAGTCAAGATTCTTCGTACATTGAGTATATAAACTCTTTACAGGATGCATATAGTAATATTTTTGGTGGTGGAAAGGACGCATCTAAAGCTTTTGACGATATCTGGAACGCCGATACATTCTCCAACGCACGAAAAGAACTCGAATCAATGGCTCAGGCCGGAACCCTCTCCCCAGCAACGTTAACCAATAATGAGACATATAATCAGTTGCTAAAAGAAACGGGGAAAACAGCTGAAGAAACCTGCGAGAACATATATGCCTTAGTCGAAGCTGAAAAGTCAGTAACAACAAATTCACCTATAATATTTGACCTATCCTCTTTTTCCGATACAATAGATAGGTTATCTAAGATTACTTCCCTTTACGATGAGTTTAAGGGCAAAATCAAAGATAAAACAGCGATAACATTTGATATATCAGATGTAGATGACTTACGAAGTTCTTTACTTAAAACAGACAAACAGCTAGGCATTTCTGAGGAACAATTCAATACATTCGAATCTGTCTTATCATCGTCTGAGTCTACCGTAGATGATATTCAAAAAGCATTTGATACACTGTCCTCTCAATTCATATACCAGTCTGGTTGTCTGGATGGGCTTAACACTTCCAACCGTGACCTTATTGTATCTCAACTAGAATTACAAGGAATAACTAATGCGTCATCCATCGTTACAGAAGAATTGGCGCAGGCAAGTGAGATTCTTGCTGCCAGCGGATATTCTCTTACCGATGCTACAAATACGGCTTATTGGGCCTTGCTTGACGAAAGTGGAGCCAGCGAAACAACAAAAGCATCTTTATATCAATTAAATGCTGCCGAGATAGCCTACAATAATACTGACCTTAGCGTACAGGGTAAAATTGATAAACTAGGACAACTTGCATCTGCCTATGGTGATACTGCTTCAGCTGCTATCGCTGCTGCCGCTGCTGATAGAGTAGCAAATGGACACGGTACCTATGAATCTGTTATGGAAGATTTGATTGCACAGATGAATCGTGCTACATCCAATATAACTATCCAGGCACCGAAAATATCAGGTAGTCCATCTAAAAAATCTGGTTCTGGCTCAAAGGATAAATCGAAAAAAGAGCCAACAGAATTTGACTGGATGGAACGCAAAATTAGTGTAATCGATTCCCAGGTAGATAAGCTCAAAAACAACATCGATTCTCTTGTTGGCTACAGGAATAAGAACTCTATGACCCATACTACAATTGATGTACTTACTGAAAAAATGCATATTCTCCAGCAAATGCACGATAAGTATATGGAAGATGCGAATAAGCTTGGACTCTCTCAGGAATACATTAATAAAGTCCAGAATGGTACAATTGAGATCGAATCTGTTGGTGATGAAAATCTAGCGAAGGTTATTAAGGAATATCAAGACTTATATGATAAGGCTCAAGATACGAATGCTAAAATTTTAGAAACACAAAAATCCATTCATGATCTCAACCTATCCAAATTAGACAATATCATAGACCAGTTCAAGCAGACAACAGATATCCAGTCCAAAATGATTGATACTGAAAAGCAGCTCCTCGACCTTCGTGAAAAATCAGGTGAAGAAATTTATGCTGATGATTATATCTCACTTGCTGGTAAACAGTTAAAGCTAACGCGCCAGAATGCAGATGCTTACAACGAACTGTCCACTGAGATGTCTCGCATGGATTTAGAAAGAGGTTCTGAAGAGTGGAAAAAATATAACGACCAATTACAAGAGTACAAGAACAGTATGATTTCTGCTGCTGATGCCGTAGAGCAATATAAAGATGCAATGACGGATTTGGTGTATAAGGGTCTTAGGGACTTTACAAGTGCAATGGATTCAATAAATGGAACCATCAGTACAATGAATGACCTAATCGGAGATACTAATCTGGTTGACGATTTTGGTAATTTAACTGACCGTGGACTGGCTCAGATTGCTTTATACGCCCACCAGATGACCAACGCAAAGCAGGAAGCAGCTGAATATGCTGAAGCCATTAAATCGCTCGACGGTGCATTAGATAGCGGATTAATCACCCAAGATGAATACAATTCGATGCTCCAGGACTACACTTCTGCTCAGGAAAATGCCGTAAAGTCCAGTAAAGAAGCTAGAGATGCAATCCTTGCCCTAGTAAAAGAGGGAATCCAAGCCGAGATTGATGCAAAGAAGAAACTCATTGATGAAACCAAGGCTGCTCTTGATGCTGAAAAAGATCTGCATGATTATCAAAAATCCATCACTGAGAAACAGGATAATATTTCAAAGTTGGAACGTCAGATTGCAGCCTTAAATAATTCCACCAATCGCGATGATATAGCCCAGAGATTGCAGTTACAAAGTCAATTGGCTGATGCGAAGGACGAATTATATGAGCTACAGTACGACCATGAAATTGAGCAACGCAAAAATGCTCTGGATGATGAGTATAATGCGTTTGAAGAATCCAAACAAAAGGAATCCGATGAGCTTGACACGAACCTGGATGCACAGAATGCAGCTATCAATAAATACCTTGATCAAGTAAAGAATAACTACTCTACTGTCTATGGTATCTTGACACAATATGGAGATGAATACAGTCTTGCAGCCATTGACGACCTTACCAAACCGTGGGAATCCGGAAGTGAGGCAGCTGATTTATGTGCCGGTGCTATAGGTGATGCTGTTGCAAATATCCAATATGAAATTGACGGTCTTGATTTCAGTTCGCTTTATGAACTGGTAGATTTACTCAATCAGATCGGAATGGGTGGATATGGTGGAGGTTCTTCTTCTGCTTACGAGGATGTAACTGACCAGGGAAGTTGGCAAAAAGGCAAAGGTGGAAAATGGTGGTATGGAAACTCCAATGATGATTATGTCTCAGGAGATATTTATACTATTAATGGAAAACAATATGGCTTTGATGACGATGGGTACATGATGACTGGCTGGCGAGATGACTTTGGTGATTGGAGATACTTTGAGCCTGAGAATGGTGAAATGGTCATTTCCCAATGGCGCAAGAGCAAAGATGGCGATTGGTACTATCTTGATAAGGATGGTGTCATGGCTACTGATATGGCCGTTAAGGCCAGGGATGGAGATGGATACTACTACCTCGACGAAAATGGTAAATATGATGGGAAACCACTGACTGCTGAACAGGTTAGAAAGCTCGGATATACCATTGGGTATAAAAAGGGAAGAAAACGCATCCCTCATGATCAGCTTGCATGGACACAGGAGAACAAACCCGAAATAATTACACGTCCAAGTGACGGCGCTTTATTGACCCCACTAAAATTAGGTGATGGTGTAATAAATGGTGATTTGACTCAGAACCTTTTAGATATCGCCGGAAATCCGAATAGATTTGTTGAAGATATTGTCGCACGGTCGATGCCTAATTATAAGATACCAGAATTTGATATAATTAGAAATCAACCCGTGGCGATTAACTCCCCACTTGTACAGATTGACGGTACTGGACTGTCCGCTACTGAAGTAGCCGCAATCATAAAGAACGAAACCCGAGATATTGATAAACGGGTTGCCAAAAGTATTGGATATGAATTAATGGGTAAATAAAAGTTTAAGGCACCCAGAAATGGGTGCCTTATGCTCTAATATAGTTACCATAACGACCATAACAAATGTTCTGGTAGAATATTGTCGATTATTGCTATATAATAACATTATAATATATCTAAGGGGACTATATAATGTTATATGCAACCATCTGTTTTATATCAATAGGTGCTATCATTGGATTTATGTTTACTTTATTTCTAATAAATTTTGATGGTAAATGGAAGTTGTTATTAGAGACTTTATTCGGAATCGGAGGTTCTGGTTTAAGTATATATACACTATGTGATTTTTTTATGATTTATGATCAAAAACTAAAATTCATTACAACAACAAGTTATATATTTGGTTTTTTTATTTCGACTATTGTATCTTTGATGGTCATGTGCCGCCTTATAAAAGATAAGGATGACAATGATATTCTTCGAATACGAGATATTTTATTAGGAGAAAAATCTTACATCAAAACATATTATAAAAAAAGAAAAAGTGAAATTGAGAATAAGCTCCCACTCTTGGAAGAACGCGAAAGAAAAATAGAACAAGCTGAAAAAGCTTTAGAAAATGAAAGAAAATATTTAGATACCGAGTTAGATAAACTATCTCAATTAGGAACAAAAAAACTCAAATTTGTATTACCAGATAAAAAAAGTATTTATCTAAATAAGGAATTTGTTGATTCACTGCCTTCATATATTTCAGATTTATCCAAATGTATTAGTGATATAAAAGACCATACTTATATGTTTAGTGAAAAGAACATTATTAGTAAAAATGATTTGACTTCTTACTTTTTATCAGTTGCATTATTTATTGCACAAGACTTATTTGGTGGTAAATCGAGAGAGGTTAGGATACATTTTAGATTATATAATGAACAGTCTCAATATTATGAAAAACTAATTGCTATCGTGGGATCAGAAATATTATCAAAGGATATGACTCCCATTCCATTCGGAAACTCTATGATACAAAGGTCGTTTGAATGTAAAAGGGCACTAATTAAAAGCATAAATTCAGATTTTGATTATCAAAGCAATAACTATACTGTATGGAAAGATTATATGACATACACCTTTTATAACTTAAAGAGAAACGATGTACCTTATTTAACTTTTGGCATATCTGTCAAAAATGAGGTTCGCTTTAAAACGTTATTCTATTTTTTAAATTATTTTAAAATAGAACAATATCTCGAAGAGTATGTAGAGCTTATTGATGAGAAGTTTAATATTGAAAATGTATTATATAATTGAGGTGTAAATATATGAAAATTTCAAAAATCGATGCTTTTTCCGCTGCTGCCGTTGCTATTGATATTGGCGATTTAAAAACGGCTAATAGCATACTAAAAATATTATCTAATTCAATAGATAAAGATAAAAAAGATAATACTTTCTCAGCCTACATAGAGATACAAAAAAAGATGAAAAACTTTTTAAAAACATTTCTAACCCAGAAAAGTAATTTTAGAATCAATAGACTGCCATATAACCTTGGTAGTCTATTTTATTATAATAAAATTTTCAGAAAGGATGTGATAAAATGTTTGACCGATTTATTTTTGACAATATCCCCTGTAATGAATACGGGGTAACATGTGTTTCTTTCTCATCGCCTGGAATGGAAACCATATCAGCTCAAGAATCTGAATTAGAAACAGAAAAATCTATCAGAGGGGATATATTTCATATTACATCCCATGAATATACAAAACCATTAACGTTTACCATACAAATTGTAAATAAAGACTTCTCTCCAATTTCATCCATCCAAGAACGAGCGTTAAAAAAGTGGATGTGTCAAAGAGGAAAATACAAGCCATTTTGTATTTATGATAAACGATATGCGGATACATGGTTCTTCGCCAATATTAATAATCCTAAATCTATTTACATTTGTGACACTGTTGGATTGGAGTTTACTGTAACGACTAATGCTCCATTTGGTTTTTCCGACATACGAGATAAGAGATGGATATTAGAAGGAAATGACACTATTAAAGATTTATACGTAGACAATGATGAGGAGTTACCTATCTATCCTACTTTAACCATAACAACAAGTGCGCCTGGAACACTCAATCTAACAAATCAATCATTAGTTGATGTTCCAAATACGCTTACTATAGATAATTGTGTCGCTGATGAAGTTCTTACATTAGAATGTGGATACCCGCACATCTCCTCTTCTATTCCATCTCATAAAGTTTTTGATGATTTCAATAAATTCTGGCTGTACTTGGTTGATGGATATAATAGAATTGCTGTAAGCATCCCTTGCACAATTGAACTGCAATACCGTGAGTATAGAAAGGTAGGCATTGTATAATGGGGATTTTTACATATAATTATTACAAAAATCTCAATCGGCCAGAGGTATACTTGGCTTATCCTGATAAACGAACGATTGGTGCTCTTCATACTTACGATCTCCAAACGGATATAATGGCAAACTCAGCCAACAAAGGTACCTTTACAGTGTACCGATATGAAGATGGGGAAGAAACAAGATTCTATGAGCAAATTGAGAACGGAAAATATATTCATCTCTATGGCGTTGGGTGGTTCAGAGTTGGTGATGTATCTGTAGTGGATGAAGGAATCAACGAGTACAAAGAAATAACATATTTATCTATTGAATGTGAACTAGGGCAAACGGACCTTACTTCCTTTGGTTCTCTAGGAATTGATGAGGATGAGCAAGGTGGCCTGGATCGGTATTGCTTATATAATCCTTTAGACGCATCACATTCGATTATGCATATTGTTCTAGAAAAGAATCCTGGATGGTCAATCCGATATATAGATCCCCAAATTTCAACTGAATATAGGAGTTTTCAAGAGGACAGTGTAGATACATACTCGTTTCTTACTGGAAAAGTTTCTGAAACATATGAGTGTGTATTTTTATTTGATTCTTATGAGCGCAGTATTTCAGCTTATAAACTCGAAAACCTTGGAAAAGATACAGGCATTATCTTAAATTATCGCAATGTGATAAAAAGCATAACGATGAATAGCACAGAAGATGATATCAAAACTGTGCTGACAGTAGTCGGCGGTAATGATGAGCGGACCAATACACCACTTGGAATTCTTGACGTAAATATTTCAGGCACAAATCAGATATATGATTTCAGCTATTTTCTTCACATGATGAGTCCGGAGCTGCAAGCTGGATTGGCTCATTATGACGAATTATGTAAGGAAAACGAATCTGCGTATCAAGAGAAAATGTCAACACTCCTCTCCCACTACGATGAACTGAATACATTAAAAAATAAGGTTCCTGATGAAGGAGAATCTTCTACCGATTGGACTTTATTTGGTTTACGAGAGCTTCAGGAAAAAGAAATAATCTATAAAACAAACATGTCTTTATATCTCGGGGAAGATGAATCTGAACAATATCAGAAAAATGCTGCTATCCATGCTGCTATTGAAGCCGAAATAAAAGTTCGAGAACAACAAATAAACAATAAAGAAGTTGAGATCAATAATTTGATCAGTGAAATTGGCACTTTGGTTGTAAGTCTGCCAAATGTACTCGGAGAAGAATTATATAAGGAACTCGGGCCATATATCCGCGAAGACACCTTAACTGATGATTCTTTTATCGTTACAAACTCAATGACAGATAGCGAAATTCTTGAAATGCAACAAGCATTACTAGAACATGGCCGTTCTGAATTGTCAAGAGTATGTTATCCTCAGTTTACCTTAGATGTTGATTTGATTAATTTCACCGTTGATTACGATTATAAACGTTTTACCAATGCACTTGAGATGTTCAACATCATCCATATAAATTTCGAGGATCACGATTCCATAATATCAGCAAGGCTTCTAAAACTTCATATTAATTGGGATGATCCATCTGATTTTAAGGTGACGTTCAGTAATCGTAACTCGCTTAAAGAAACCTGGGCACTCATTGAAAAGGTGAGAAAACAAGTTGAAGATGTTTCATCTAAAACCGAATATGCCGTTGGCGCATGGAAAAATGCTGCTATTGTTTCTGTGGATGTCAATAAATATATGAATGACATTCTGAACGCCAGCAAACAGCAGCTTGTTAGTAATGACAATAATGAGATTCTTATTGATTCTACGGGTATTCTATGCCGAAGGTGGTTGTCAGAACAACAAATATACGACCCAGGGCAAATATGGATAACCAATAACCAAATAGCTATTTCCCAAGACAGCTTCAACTCTGTTGGTATTGCTCTTGGATATGTAAAAATGGGCAATGACTACTTTTTTGGATTGTGCGCCCCATCAATTGTTGGTAAACTTTTAATGTCTGAAAAACTCATAGTCTCTAATGTATCCGGTTCCTATACCATAGACAAAGATGGCTTCATTGCAAAGAAAGGCTCCTATGAAGTAAAAATCAATCCGGATACGCCAGATAACATCTTCTCGATTTCTATTGACCACAAGAAACTCCTATACGTTGATACCACTGCCAAAGCATTAACATTTGAAGGTAAACTTATCTCTAAATCTGGGCAAATCGCAGACTTTACCATATCTACAAATACATTGATATCAGGCAATATCGGTTTATGTTCTGATAAGACATCTGGTGCTATTGCATACTGGGCGGGTAATACTGACAGGAATAATGCTCCATTTAGAGTAACAAATACGGGAGCCCTGACCTGTTCTAATGCCATTATAACAGGCGGTAGTTTAAAAATAGGAAACAACTTTGAGGTAAATTCACAAGGAGTATTGACAGCAAAATCAGCTAATTTTACAGGAAACATAAATGCATCTAAGATAACTGGTTCTCAAATATCAGGTACTATCATTACGGGTGGTGCTATTAGTGTTGGTGCGTTGGATGCAGATTCCGACACTCTATATCTAGGCAGATGGATGATAACCACAGCAGACCGCGGTTGGATTGGGACCAGTAATAACAATTATTGGAATGCATCTGCTTCAGGCTCAGGACAAGCTTGGTGTAGTTTTGGAGGTGTTTTAGTAGTTAATGGTTCCGGAGAAACACACGCTCAAACAATTATAACAAATAAAATAAATGGCGACGCCACACTTATAGGAAGTAACTGGTGGAGTGGATATACGATATTTAGTGCTTTAGATTATCTATTTAATCGCTTACCAAACACTTAAAGGAGGTACATATTTGGATATTACATTAGGTAAAGTAGCTGGAGCAATTCCGGTTTTACAGCAAATCAAAAACAAAAAGCCAAGTTTTAAAATTGATTATTGGGTTATGAGAAATATAAAATTATATGCTGATTCATATAATTTTTTCATTCAGAAACGAGAAGAAATTTTTGAAAAGTATTGCAACAAGGTAAAAAATGAAGTTGCCCCGGAAGGTAGTTACTATATACTTGATAAAAATGGCACGATTCAATTCAATCTTAAACCTGGTATATGTAACGAGGATTTTCAGAAAGACATGGATGAGTTGATGAAGATGCCATGTGATGATATCGCTCCATATAAATTATCGCTAGATGTTATCAATAATTCAGGAAACTTCAATCTTGACAACGAAGATGATATTTTTGCAATTGACTATCTACTCTCTGAGTAGGTAGTTTTTTAATTTTGTGAAAGGAGGGCTAAATGGCACAAACTCAGCCAGAGGATTTTAGGATAGATATATCCCACGAACAGTCATTTAGATACTTACAAGCTAAACAGTATGATCATAATTCGCGAGTAAGACGACTGATTATCACTGATAATAATATCCCATTGTCTTATTCAGGAAAAGAACTTATTGCTTTATCTCTTTATATTAACGGAGACAACTATTCTAATACCACCTGTAATTTTAGAGAAGATGGTTTTCCATATGTTGTATTTGATGAATCTATGCTGTCTCGTGAAGGTGATGTAAGTTGTGAGATTAGAATATATGATTCTGATGGTATCACTGTTTCAACTACATTCACATTCCAAATGACTGTAAGCAAATCTCTACTCAATCAAGATAGATTAGTTGCGTCATCCGAATTTAATATTTTGAATGATTTAATTTTACAGGCCAATGTAATTCCTGATTTAATTAAGCAATTTAATTTATCTCAGGAACAGATAAACGCTTTAATTGAACAAATTCAAACTGACATATCAGATTATACAAATCAGTTTTCAACTATGAAAACTAAATATACAAATGACTTCAATGCGCTTATACAGCAAATCAACAATGATATCACAACTTATAAATCTGAATTCAACTCTTTAAAAATTGAAATCTCAAATCTCAAAAGCTCCATAACCACTTGGTACACATCTGCCCAGGTTGCAGAGAACACCAGAATCACCAATGAGAATAAACGGCAAACCGATACGGCTAAAGCAATCGCCAACTGTGAGAAAGCAACTGCTGATACAAACGTGGCCACTGCTGAAGCTAATACTGCCCGTGACAATGCCAATACTGCGGCTACTGAAGCACAATCTAAGGGGGCATATGCACAGAACCAAGGTGACCGCGTTGATATGGCACTTAAGGATTTTGAATTCAGGCTTAGGACTATTGATGGAGGTGAGCTTACTGATACCACACCTGCTGAAAATGTATTTGATGGTGGTTCATTGTAATTATATGGAAGGAGGAAGTTAATGGATACAATAAAATTAAAACGAGCAACTAAATCTGTTGCTAATGCGTCAACCAAAGTACTCGAAAAAGATGAAGTATTAGTAGTGACACCAGATTCTGGAAGCGGAAAGGGGAAATGCCAATTAAAATTCGGTGATGGTATCACTGCTGCCAAAAGCCTACCCATTGCCATAGATGGTGAAAATGCTGATGAGATGAAGGTGTCTACCATCCCAACCGATTCCGATGAAAACCCGGTTTTATCCGCTGGTGAAACAGTTAAGGTGTTTTTCGGAAAAATCAAAAAAAAGTTTACATATCTTGAGAACTTAGTTGGAAATGTAAAATCAGTTACAAACCTATTCGGTAATACAGATGCAAAAACAGTAGCTCAAGGACTTCAAATACTTGTCAATACAAAATTAAGTAAAACAGATAAATACGATGGCGTCGATTCAACTTCGACAGAGTTATGGGCCACAGCTAATGCTGTCAGAAAAGTCAATGAAAAGACAGATAATAATTCTACCAGCATTCGTGAACTAAATAGCAATTTAGCAACTAAAACTGTCGAAAATATGACCTTGAATAAGCGCCTACGATTATATTGGGATGAAGAAAATAATCTAATACAGGTATATGTAGATAGTACGTACAAGGGTAATCTTAAATTCACTCCATAATTAATCATTTTGTGCTGAAAGCATACAGATTGGTAAGGATTGGAACCTGATTATCATAACCGACAAATTTTATGGCATCTCCCTTCCGCACCGCAAAGCAAACCGGCGCAAAAGAATTGGTTGCTGCATCATTATTGACCCAAAATATAGTTATGCTATTAACTGATACATAACATCCGTGGGCTGAACTATTAAAGCCTATGGAACCACAGACTATACAATTTTCTGTGGCCGTCCAACTGGTTCCGTTAGCAAATCCATCTTTGATTTTTTTGCTGGTATCTATGTATGGTAAATTGCTATTTAGTATAAAAATAGATGTCAATACTCCCAAAATATTTTCAGCTAATTATTCTAATAGTTTATTGTTCAAGCACATCTTGCTATATATAAAGACTTTTTTCGCACCCCCTCTATCCCTTGCAAAAGAACATGTGTTCTGTTATTATGATATAGTAACAGAAAAGAGAGTAAATCACCGCCCTCGCAAAGCATAGATCTACTCTCTCACCACAACGCAAAAGCGCTGTCTATAATTATTATACTAGACAGCCTCCTTTTGCGCAACAAAAATCAGGAGGATGGAATTATATGGAAGAATTTAAGAACGAAGTTATTATGCAGTTACAAAACAATGAAACATTTAATAGTGAGATGCTGATGATGGTAGACCAGGCAATAAGCTACGTAATGCGAAGTTATCAAATTCAGCGAATGTGTACCGAAATAGCGATACAAACGATCAAACGATGTCCTGAATTAGACGCTTTTATACTAAGGAAAGAATTCCGGGGCTTATCTGAAGATACAATACGCCAATATAGATATCTACTAAACGCATTTGTAGCGTGGCTGGATAAAGACGTTAAAGATGTCGTTTCGGATGATATACGTATATTTCTCAACGAATACGCAAAAATCAATAATATTTCAGATCGTACCAAAGATTCAAAGCGCCTTATAATCTGTAGTTTCTATCAATTTCTTCATCAAAATGGTTATATTAAAGAAAATCCCGCCGCTGCTGTTGAGCCAATTAAATATAAACAAAAAGTTCGAGAACCATTGTCGCATATGGAAGTTGAATTAATGCGGCGAGCGTGTAAAACAGACTTTGATGAGGCTTTATTTGAAATATTTTATAGTACAGGCTGTCGAGTTAGCGAAGTTGCAAATATGAGAATAGATGATATTGATTTCGATAGGGAACAAATCAAAGTATGTGGAAAGGGGGATAAGGAACGATTTGTTCTACTTACACCGCGAGCGCATTTAAGTTTAAAGTTATATCTCGATAAAAGAGAGGATGATAGTCCCGGCGTATTTGTAAGTGAAAATAAGAGTCATAAATCATTGGGTAAGTGCTCTCTTGAAAATAGAATAAAGGAGCTTGGCATACGTGCTGGAATAGGAAGGCCTGTAACACCCCATATAATTAGACATACTACTGCCAGCCATCTATTAGAACATACAGATATCGATGTTGTGCAGGACTTATTGGGTCATACAAAAATCGAAACTACGCGTATCTATGCAAAGACATCTTCAGAAAGAATCAAATCCGGATTCAGAAAAGCATCTTTATAAAATCCCAAACTTCATATAAAACAACATAATGTAATACCTAAAATAATGTATAAATCAAGAATAATTATAAAATTTATAGCATGACAGATTTATTTTTGTCACAAATTTTTATTAGATGTAGCAATTTAGCTGGATTAATAACTGTTATAGATGCGACCTCTCCAGCGACAACAAATCAAACTGTCAAGGTCTGTAGTTTTCCATCTGGGTATACTTGGAACAATAGTACTTTAATTGCAGCGATTAAACAAGGAGACTCATATAAGTATCAAAATTCTAATATCAACACATATCTGAAGATTGATGGTGTTTATATGTATACTGCTGATACTAATAATTTAAATTGTCCATGCAGAGTATGTCTTATTAAAAATAATCATTTGATACCATAGATTTTTGCACAATATCCGTCCACATTAACACTAGCTGTTATTGAACCATTAGCAGTATAACATTGGGCGAAAAACGAGCCTCCTGAGCATCTGAACATGCTTCCTGCTGATGTGGATTTAAATAATCCTATTGGTATCATGGCTGCATTATATATTGTACCATTACTACTGTGAGTAGCACATAGCAATATTTCACGATAATTGTCCACATCCACCACTTGATTGATTCCGGTAGTTGATGTTGAACTAATTAATAAATCATACGATTTCATTAAATTGCTACATTGTAAAATCGATAAGTATTTATAGATATTCATATGTTCGTATATTACATTCTGAAATGTAGCAATTTAGAAAACAAACTAAAAGATGCAATAACTGAATCAGATTTTGAATTTATCGACGTAGGTACTCTAAACAATTTTGCACACGGAAGCGCAGTGAGGTGTGGGAAATTAGTAATAGTCTGTTTTAATGTGGACGGAACTACAAGCACACCTGGACAGGGTACATTTTTTATCTTACCAGAAAACTTTAGACCGTCTGAAAATAAATATGGCAATGGAGTGTTTGCAAGTTCCAGCACTACAGATGTTAACCTTACCAATCGCCCATTATATGTAGATACATTAGGTAATGTTTGCAATCAATCAACTGCTGCTGTATATCGTGGTGGCGGAACTATTGCATATATCAAATGATTATTTTAGTTAGCTGTCGGTTGTCTTAGTATATGTCAAAGTTATCCAAATACTGCGTATACTTGTGTTTGTCCCCTTGCGAATTGCGAATTTTACATCCGCGTTTTCCACAATTAAAAAGGCTCCGACATTATTTACTGCATCATTATGTACATAAGGGATACAGTAAACATCAGTATTACTACGCCCCATACACCACGTATGTGCATAGTCAATCATAGCAACCTCTACTCCGGATAGCCCTAATGATATATTATAAGACTGCGTACCAGCAGCTATATCAACGGTTGGGTGGAAGCATTGTCGGTATAGCGGTTTACCCATCCATGTACCGATTTGTCTTTCCGCTTCAGAAAAGTGTTCGCCTAAATTGCTATATCATACAATTCTTTATACATAGTAAAGTATAAATATAATTTATCGCATTAGACAGTGTAGCAATTTACCATACATAAATACCAGTAAAAAAATCAAAGATGGGTTTGCCAATGGAATCAGTTGGACGGCCACAGAAAATTGTATCGTCTGTGGTTCCATTGGTTTTAACTATTCAGTCCACGGGTGTACTGTATTCGTTAATAATGTAGCTATATATTGGGCCAATAGTGACGCAGATTCCAATACTTCTTTACCCGCTTACTTTGTAATGCGTAAGGGTGATGTTATAAAATTTGTTGGCTATGACAGTAAAGCTCCAGTACTTAGTAGTATGTACGCCTTTGGTATAAAATGATTAATTAGAAAAGAAAAATAAAGTACCAGATATTTTACGGCCTGTAGCAACATCTTTAGTAGTTTCAATTATTACGTAAAGGTTAGAATCTTTATATAAGACGAATATCGGACCAATTACATTTTCGCCGAAGCATCGTCCAAGCATATAGTATCCATATGCCTTGGATGCACTATCGCCATACGGTTGCAAATAATCCACATTTGGCGTAAATGGGGTAGCTACTAATAAATCAGGTGTTGTCCTATAATCGTGAGCGGTGACGTTACTTGCGTAAAAACTCAGTTGTACTAGTTTTCCTATTTTTGTAAATTTATAGGTACCATTATCGGTAGTAACAACTTGAGATTCTTTTGCAAAATTGCTACATTTCTAAATAAATGAAATTATCTCTACATAAATATTCATTAAATCATGCAGTTTCAAATTAAAACATTAATTCATTTGAAAGAAAGGAAATAATATGTATAATATTACTTTTAATAACAATCACGTTTTAAAAATTTATGATAGCCTGGAAAACAAATCAACACAAACACTTGTGATACGAATTAATCCATCCGATTATTTATTTTCTGATATCGTCAGCCTATTTGATAATCTTACAAAAGACGATTTAAAGAGAATCATTAAAACCACTCCGTCTGCTGTACACGTAACTACTTACGAGAATTATACAGATATAATGAGTCGTTCTATTGAAAAGATTACTGTTCCAGTTGAAAAGCAAGAAGAAATACCTTCCATCGGAGAATCCGGACAAGATACAACAACTACAATCACAACCAATGAACCACAGGAGATTGAACTTATCACTATCACTCTTAAATATGAAGATCCAACTAAAGTTATAGTAGAGCAGCTTAATCAGCAGATTAATCCAACAATTGAAATTGACAAATGTTCATTGGATGAATTAAAAACATTTATCCAGAAGCAAAACAGCGAGTCCCTTGAAACGTTTTTAGAGAAGAAACCGCTCTTATATACAGATGGAAAATATTATGGAGTTTCAAAAATTGATAGAGATGAGATGTCTCAGCAGTATCTGGCGTATCAGCTTAATAAGGCAATAAATCCAAATGCTGAAGATATTGTTAAGTGGCATAGTAAGGGTACTAAGTGTACTCCAATGTCTGTTTTGGAATTTTCAACGCTTGCCCTTGCAGTTTATGCCTACACAGAACCATACTATGAAGAAATGCAAACAATTAAAGAAGCAATTATGTCTGCTTTAACAAAAGATGAAGTTCTGTCTATTAAAATCTTTAATAAATTATAATGACTATAATGAATAAATATAGAGCTTCATTGTGTATTTATGAAGCTCTATATTGAAATGTAGCAATTTAGTTAGTAAACTAGGTACTGGGTCATTCTCATTCACTAGGTGTCAAAAAATAATATTTTTTGTACATGAAGACCTACAGGGAATAACATTGGAATTTGTTTTTGGCGATGAATGGTCACGTTTACTTACATTCTCTAACGATAGCATTACATACACATCGAGAAACAGAAAAACTGGAACTGATTCAACAATATGGACCAAGTAATCATTTGGGCTCCAAAAATATGAGCTGTATCCATGCGGCAGTCCCGGCAATTCCACGCTCTGATGGATTATAGAAGGTTATAGATATGGAATCTTTTGTTATATTGGTTATCTGAGCATTCAACCAATTTGACGACTGTACTGCCCATAAAGGTGTTTTAATAAAACCCAAATCCGAAATGGAGTAAGTTTGACTAACACTATCCTTCGTACCAACGGTAGCATCACATGAAAAAAGCTTTGATGATATTTTTCTGATTTGTACGCCTAAATTGCTACATCTTTGAAAATAATAGTGAATATTTATGAACGGATACAATCTAAGAAGTAGCAATTTAGTTAGTAAATTAGGTACTGGGTCATTTACGTTCACCCGGTGTCAGAAAATGATAATCTTTGTAAACGAAAACCTCCAAGGGATAACACTGGAATTT